AGCCCCGTCACAGGGTCAAGAAGTTCGGTGGGGGGTTGGCCAAGCCCAACACGCTGCCTATACCCGGGCTCAACTGTTCCAGGTGTCTGGCAGATCGAAAATGTTTTCCATGGGTACCAACAAGACGAACTGTCGGGTCGGTAGAACACTTGGAAGTCCACACGGCCAACCAAATCGTCCACAAACATTTCTCCGTTTTGCAAACGCAACGGCGTCGGCTTCTCCTGCTGCCTTTGGAACTCACCAAATATCAACGGCGTTTCAAAGCTCCACGTTATCGGGCTCGGTCCACCAGAAATGAAATCCGCCGTGGCTGCCGCGCTTGTCAGAATCTCGTACAACTCCAATTCCTGAGTCACCTGATTCATGGTGAAAGCGAAACAGCGTTCTTTGAACGTGAATTCGCCTTTAACGATCCTGAGAATATCGAGCCCCGTCCATAGACCGTCATACACACTCTCAGCCTTGCCTTGCAAGCTGCTGATCGGGTCGAAATTGAGCGCCACCAACCCACGGAAGATCACGCCTCGCGCTGTTGACTCAGGTATGCAGGTCATGAGCATTCGATTGTCGAAGTTGGCCGCGCTTGAATACCTCAAGAGCGTCGTAATGTCATTGGGGAGAATCCTGGCCATTTCCGTGCTGATTGGCGTGTTTCCCCAGGTCGAAAAATCCTTGCGTGCGAGCATGACGGAGCGAATGCCGTCTAGCGCCCGCATGAGGGTGTCGCTATTGACTGAAATCGTTGAGTCTTGGCCGAGCCCGCCATTGGCCAGAGCCGTGACAGCAAGAATTGGGTTTTGGATGTTCTGCCAGCTAAACCTGTCCACCGGAAGATTCAGACTAAACACGGCAAACGGAGTCACGACCAGTGCCGGTCCTTGAAACAAAGATCCGTCAAGATTTGCGGTGGCAATTATTGCGCGAATGTCCCCAACGCTGCCCGGAACAGCGAAGTTGCCACCACCAGCCAAGTACGTGTTCTCGGTGATATTGAGCACGGCATCACGGTAATCGAGAGCCTGAGTGCCACTGGATCCGCCAACCTGATCGCTGACAACGAATTGCCTTCCGTCAACCAAGCTCATGACGTTTCGGCCCATGACGTACACGCCCATGCGCCCCGGTGGAAGTTGAGTGCCTTGGTGCGACCACTGCACCTGTCTGCCAACAGGATTATTTGCATTTAGAGGCAAGGCAGATTGATTTACGACAATTACGTCTGTGCCGTTGGTTACTGACTGGACTAGGTACTGGCCTCCGGTTGTGAGCGTCAGAATATCCCCTGAAACCATATTGGCTGTGGAAACAACCACCATGGTGAACGCTGTTCCGATTGCAGGAGTCAGGAATCTGGCATTGACCAATGTTGGAGGTTGTGGCACAGGACCACCGCCGTTTGAGCGAATCGCAGTCGAACCGTTATAGAAAACAGGATTGCTCAAGGCGTCTGTCCAAATCAGGTAGTTTTCAGCTTGCCAGAGCCACGCAATGGGCTGAAGCGGCGGATTTGGTCCGGTTGGAAAGGTAATCTCCCTAACCGTTGCTGTGGGAAGTGTTAGGTCTGGGGTGAGAATGAACAAACGCCCGCCCAGCACCATGGCAAGTTGCTCCTGACCGAGATCCGGCTTGTAATACTGACCCGCCTGCCAGAGTGAACCGTCAGACAAAATGCCTTCCGCAACCGTATCACCAAGGAAATCCATTTCTATTTTCCTGAGCGCAGCCCGAGGTTTAACAAATGTGCCCCTTACGGTGAGATTTGTGCCCATGGCCAGCTGGTTCTTTGGGAGCAGCAACGGCGCAAGATTGCTGTTCATTCCAAGGGAAAAATCGTCAAGGCGATCATATATCGCCTGTGGGGTAAAAGGAGAATTAGGCATATTTCCACCTAAACCCGCCGCATTGTTTGCAGCCGTAAAGTCGCAATATAGAACGTTTTATGTTTTCCGGGTGGATTCCCAAAACTCTACCCGCTTCCGCCATTGATTCAAATGAACGAATCTCAGCGCCGTCCAGACTCATTTGAACAACCGGAATGTACCCCCATTTAGAAATACTGCGCTTTGAAAGCATTGATGCGATACCTTCTGGAGTTGAAAAATTCTTCCCCTTCCGAGTTTCCGACTGAATTCTTCGCTGTTCCTCCGTAAAAGTGCGACCTTTGTGCCCCTTGGTCCATTCCTTCATTCTTTCTCGAATCTCTGGAGATTTCTTTTTTCCTTTACTTGCTATAGACATGTTCAAACGCGATTCCTTGCTGTGTTTCACACCAAGACACGATCCAGCTCTCGGGGAAATATTGTATCCGCTATTCGGATTGATGGATTGATAGAAGTCGATCCAAAATTGCTCTCGTTCTAAAAGTCTTTTTTGATCTTGGACCAATTCAATTACAAAGAACTCAAAAGCTTCTGGGTGTTTTCGGTAAGACCTCTGCAAGTGTCGGCTATGGTGCTTTCCATTTTTCAAATCGAACAAATGCCTGTTAAATCTTGTGTTCAAAGTCGCCGCGCTTCCAATATAGATTTTTCTATTGATGGAGTTTATGATCGCGTAAACACCACTTTGATTCACTGGCCTTAACGACTTCTCGAAAGAATCGAGCCGGTCGTAAATCGCTTGTGGGGTGAAAGGGCTATTGGCCATGTCAGAACTGGATATTGCCCTGAACCGTGCAGCGCGTGCCGTTTGGCGGCGGAGGCCCGGTGAACGTGAAGGTGATCACCCCTGACGCAATCACGGCAGTCGCGCCGGTGTAGCCGTTGACCGTGATATTAGTGAGCGCGGTAATCGCCGCTGCCACTGCGGCGGTAAATGTCAGTGAAAGCTGGTTGCCTGAGTGCAGGATGATTATCGGGATGGTGCCGACATTCTGAGCCAGCGTGGTAGATACCCCATCCGAAACGAAATCCATAAAGAACGATAGGACCGCGTGATTGGCCATAAGTCAAATATTAATCTCCTCCCAGATAAACACCAGTTCCATTTGCGGGCGGGGAGACGAGTCCACGTTTAATTTTCCAACCACCATAAAACCGCCAGGAGGGAGCAGGCAGGTGCCATTGAAGTCGACGGATAGCACTATCGGGGAATTTGGCGGTTTGGCTGAAGTTGCACCGGTATAAGCCTGTGCCAGTGGCCGGTACAGCGTGGGGGCTACTGTTAACGTCTGAGAAACCGCAAACATGCAGACCGAATCTGGCCTTTCCTGTTTTGCGCCGATGGCCCTTGCGGTGGAGACAAACGATCCCGTGTCAAGATTAAGAACGTAGGCGCAAACATAAGCCCCGATTACCGGACTGGTTGGCACATTCGTAAGGGCCATTTCTATTCGTATCAGTGAAGCGTATCTTCCAGAATAAGGGAAATTATACAGCCCTGACAGACCTGGAAATCCGGTCAATGAGTAATCGTTCATTGAAACAGCACCCGCAGTCACCCTGAAAACCCTTCCGCGTTTAGAATGCTCTAGGTAAGTTCCAGAGATACGATCTGCGATTCCTGTGCGGAGCATGGAGTATTCACCGTCCGCCAGTCTCTTCGGCTGCGTGTCTCCGTTCAGGTTTAGAATCATGGGTAAAACTCCTCCCATACAGCCACGCTGGTAATAGAGGCGTTGGTCGCGTCGGAGTTGAGTTGGGCCACGTATATTAAGGTATTTGGAGGAACGATGCAGGTGCCTTCCAAATCAATGGAGAAGCTTTGATAATTTGGAAATGCGCTTGCCGCGCCAGTCAGGTGGCTAACGAACGGACGATAGATCGTTCCGGCAGTTCCATCGCCGGTTCCGGAGTTGGATGTCTGAACCGCGTTCTGCCTCATGATTACGGATATTCCCCCCAAAACAGTGGCAATATTTGTAGGGCTTACCAATGTGGCCGGTCTCCTTACACACAGGCAGTACGCGCCTATGACTGGGGTTACCGGAGAGGCTGTCACCGCTAGCTCCCACCTTATGAGTGAGGCATATCTTATTGAAGTTGGCGGATTGAAAAAGAGAAGAGGGGTTCCGGTCGCGTCTTCTGTGACATCGGTGAGCGCCACTGAAGCGCCGCTGGCTCCGTTCTGGGAGCCTGTATACACAAGACGCCTTGAGCTGCTTTCCGAATACTTCCCGTGCAACCCGCAGAACAAAGCCGAAGATCCCTCGCCTAGCCCAGGCGGAACGCTATCGCCATCAGCCCCTTGGCGTGGACCAGGTGCAAGAATCGGTCTGAGCTTCACGCATCAGACAGGGATTTCTTCCCAGATCACAGCGCAAAGAGCCGTGGCGTTGGTGGTATCGACGTTGAGCTGGCCAACCGATACGGTGCAGCCCTGAGCGATTATGCCGGTGCCGTCGAAGTCGATAAAGAAGGCGGGCATGTTCGGAATAGTGGTTATAGCCCCGGTATAGTGTTGGGCCAGCGTGCGCCAAAGCGTCGGGTTGACTGGCACCGTGCATGCAGTGAGAGGTCTGCCCTTGGCGTTGTTTGTTCCGCCGATTATGCCTGGGGTTGGTACAACCGCAGTGCCAGTTGTCGCAGCCGCAATGGGGTTGGTGTTCACCGTGAGCATGTAAGCGCCGATTACCGGCGTTCCAGCCGCCACAGTCAGGACCATTTCAAAGCGAATCAGGGAGAGCAGAACGCCGGAGCCGGCTGGATTGAAGAGCGAGAAGCTTGGGGAAGTTCCGGCGACAGTGGTGAGAATCTGACCGGCTGTTTGGCAGGCGGTGTAGAGATTACCGCGCAAGCTCTGCTCGCAGTATCTCCCGTGCAACTCGGACATGATTAATTGAGCGTCGTTGCCAAGACGAAGTGGTGGTGTTGTACCGTCACCGAGTCGTTGCTCACCAACCCGACCTTGAATGATTACGTCCATAATGTTTTATAGTTCTGCGTCGTTCGCTAATTCATCCGGCAATTCGATCTTCTGTTCCAGCAAGTAACCCGACAAAAGCCGCATTTTCTCTTCCAGCAAAGCCACCCGCGATTGCAGCGGTATATCCAGATCGTCGGGCGTCTGCAACTGGCGCACTTGGCCTGACTGAATGATTAACGGTCTGCGGTCCATGGATCACAACAGAATCGGCGTGGTTATGGCAACCGAAAGCTCCGTGGTCGAGAGGGCGATCCCCAATTCCACGTCGTATTGACCCACGGTCGTCGGCGCTGTGGAAGTGCCAAGACCAGCCGTGGTCGCGGAAAGAAAGTATCGCGTGTTGAACACCAATCCTCCGACTGTTCCAAAAGCGGCGTCCCACTGCGCGGTGCTTCCGGTAAGAATTCCGTTCACCTGAATATTCCCCGATGCACCAGAGGCAATGCTGGTCGCCTGAACCAAACCGACAACTTGAACTGTGCCAGCGGCATTGGCCCGGGCTTTATCCACATGGTCAGCCGCAGTTGCGTAAACTGGCATTCCTAATGTGATCGCCCCAACATTATCGTTGGTCAGGGAGATAACGTCACCGCCGCCAACTGCGGTTACATTGAGAGTGTCGCCAGCCTGAAGTTGCTGGATCTGGCCGTTGACGATGACGAGAGGAGTTCTTAACGCCATAACTTAAAGCAGGATTGACTCTTGGATTCCTATTAGCAAGTCCGTTGTGGACAATGCGAATCCAACAAATTGGACAGTTGTCCCCGAAACGCTTGAAGGGCTCGTGGTGAGCATTCCGGGTGTTGACGACAGAAAGTAATCACCGAGAGCGGTTAGGTTCGCGGAGCCGGTTATCGCGGTCCAATTGGCTAAACTGAACATACCTTGAACCTGAATCGTTTCAGTGAATCCAACTGCCGCGCCAACCGTAGCCAAGCCCATGACCGAGCGAGCTGGCGTCGTGTTATCGGCAATAATGAAGCCAGTGCCTGACGGATGACGGGCAATAGGCATTCCGATAGAAAACGGGCTAACGTCCTTATTTTGGCCGGAGAAAAGCTCAACGGTTGATCCTGGTGGTCCAGGAGGTCCGGGCGGTCCTGGTGCTCCCGGTGCGCCTGCCGGTCCTGCGGGGCCAGCCGGTCCAGTTGCGCCATTGCCAATGATCCCAAGCTTGAACCGCCAATCTGCCGGATTTGGAAGAATGACAACCGCGCCATCGTAAATCTGAGGCATTGCATTAGAACAACATTTCCGTTGACAATAACCATCGTTTTTGATTTAATGCAAGCGATTCGTTGTAGCCGAATCCGTGAAAACACCAACTAAATTTGGCATCGTTCGTTGTCTGAGCATTCCCAAATGCTCGCTACAAGCGGCGGGCGATGCTTTGCATCGGGTCAGGCATTCCGTGGCACGCTGGTGTGAGGCACGCTCCGGTTCTGTTCGCCTTGGTGCGGTACGGTTCATTTATGATCAAAACCAAGAGGGCCACTGAAATAGGTGGCGAAAATTGTCCCACAAACGGTTCAAAAGACATCATTGAAACAGGGATTCCATACGCAGTGGAAGTCACCATTCAAGGATCGGCAGACCTTCTATTCCACAAATGGGATTGTCAGGCGGTTAAAGATAAGGCTGATGCCAGCAAGGGATCTAAAGCCAAGAAGTCTGATGACTTGGAAAGTTACGTTTATCGCAACGAGAAAAATGAATTGTGTTTGCCGGGTGAGTACCTGCGTGGCTCAATCATCGGCGCTTCCAAATTCAAACAAGATCCACGCTCCCCGCGAAAGAGCGCCATGGACCTTTGCAAAGCCGCCATCGTTTCGCTGACTCCACTGGCCAGTCTTGGTGCCAAGAATTGGGATTATGAAGACCGCAGAAGGGTCACAATTCAGCGAAATGCGATCACAAGATGCAGGCCAGCTATGAAAAGTGGATGGACTGCAACTATTCGGCTGATGATCAATTTGCCAGAATACATTTCCCCAAGTTTTCTCAACGAGCTAATTACGTCGGCTGGAAAGCTGATCGGGGTCGGTGATTTCAGGACGACTTTTGGACGATTTCAGATCGTGAAGTTTGAAGTGATCGATCTGGATTAAGGCAGGGCTAGCCGGGATCTGTTCCGGTCAGGTATGCATTGGCACTCTGGGGCTGGGAATGTTCAGGTCCGGTCTGGTCGAGTAAGGCGCGGACGGGTAAGGCATTGTGTGGTACGGCGGGTATTGGTTTGGTTAGCTTTGGTCCGGGCGAGAAATCGCCGGTCAGGTTGGGTTAGGAAGTGCATGGTCTGCTTTGGTCCGCTACTTGTCGGGCATGGCAAGCTGGTCCAGTGTCCGGTTGGGTTCGGGACTCTTAGGAGTCCGGCATGGTCTGGTTGTGTAGTCTAATGCATGTCGGGGCATGGTGGGCTCAGGCGTTGGTTCTCTTTGGTAGGATGAGGCGTGGTTGGGCGTGGCACGTTCTGGAACGGTGTGGTTGGGCATGTCCCGGTGGGTTGAGGCAAACATCGAGCGTGTGTCAGAAATGGCACACGCTTTTCGATTTCAAAATAGCCTTACCGCTACTAAACTTGTTTGACTTATTCTAACCGAGTGAGTTCCCGCAGCAAAATTACTGATTTGAACTCCGATAGTGCCCCAAAGTTCAATCACGTCCCCCGCTGTGCCTGAATACGGAATACACGGCAAGCTCAATAGCCCGAATCCTTGTGTTAAAAGCGTAACTCCAGAATTGGGCAGCAGATTGAGCATGGTTGGGGCAATGTTTGCTGCTGCCGGATTGGTGCGCCGAAGGTGAATGTTGACACTTTCATTGCCGACAATTGCTGCCAACAAATTAACCGTAGCCGTTGCAAACAGAAGGTATGTCCCAGTTCCAGACAACGTCAGCGTCGGTGGATTGGTTCCAACTCCCAATATTCCGTCAGTGATAGTCAATTCGTAAACCGCACCGCTGCCATAAATCGACTGTGGAGCAAATGAGCTTGGGCGTTGACCTGAAGGCGTGACAATCGCGCCAAGAAGAATCGTTCCCACTGCGGCGTCCAGAGGATACCCTAGGAATTTGGCCGTGAACTGCGTTGAGGAGCCAATCGCTGTGACCTGAAACGTGGCGAAAGTCGTGCCGTCGCTGATAAACACAAGCTCTCCAACCCCCATCCAAGTCGTGTTCAGCGCGAAAACCTGAACCGTGTTATTTACCATGGGAAGAACGAAATCAGCCGAGGTAAAACTGTAGGCGTTGACTCCGTTCGTACCTGGTGTGCCTGCTGGCCCGTCAATTCCTGGAACATTTGTGACTTGTGGTGTCGGACAACAGGGTACGCAAGGGCTTGTAGTCATTTCGAGGTAAAGGTTGACTTCACCCTTCGCACATACTAGCGATTGTGTGTGTCGTCAACGTAATTCATGTCCCTTCCTGCTACTATAACCAAGTACGGTGCCAAGTGGAAAGCTGGTGTTGACCCCTTAACAATCGAGTTTACCGCTATCCAGAACGGTGGGAAATGGCGTCATGGTGACGTTGAGGTTGGAGAAGGATTGTTCACGCATTATCGCAACGCCATGTCGCTCCTGTGGCCAGAGGACGACCACCACCGTTGGTCTGACTTGGCTCTAAAATCGCTTGTTGAGGAGGAGATTGTCATATTTTGTGGGTGTGGGGACAGTAATAAAACTTATTCAATGAGTAGGTTTATATTAGTCGATTGGTGGGCGTTTCCGCAAAAGACACTGTGGCTCATCTCCTCAACTGAGTATCGAGGTGCTGAACTTCGTATCTGGGGAAAAATCAAGGAGTTGTATAATCGTGCAAAACGCAATCGAGGTTGGCTGGACGGCAATGTTCTGGAGTCTATGCACGCGATTACAACTGAAGACATTGACGACGATCAAGACCTCGCCCGAAGCCTGCAACGTGGCCTCATTGTGGTTCCGAACAAGAAGGGCAATACCAGCATTGGACTTGGGGCATTTGTGGGCGTGAAAGCCCCTCGCCTTCGTCATGCCGGGGACGAAGTGCAGGCCATGACCCCCGGGTTTGCTGACGCCTACTCGAATTGGTACGGCAAAGAGGATTTCCGAGGGTGCATGGCGGGCAACCCGCTCGACATAACCGACCAGCTTTGTCAACTCTCAGAACCTGTGGAGGGTTGGGATTCATGGGTGGACACCGAAAAGACCCAAACTTGGCGCAGCAACTTCTTCAATGCTTTCGTTGTCGCTTTCGATGGGCGCGACTCGCCAAACTTCGATTTCCCTGATACCGGACGCTCAAAATTCCCGTATCTCATAGGCAAAAAGAAGCTTGAAGGCGTGGCCTCGACTCATGGCAAGGATTCGTGGCAATGGTTCTCTCAATGCGTTGGTAAACCCAACAAAGGCATGGTGTTGTGGCGCGTTATCACCCGCCTCATGTGCCAGCAAAACAAAGCATTTGAAACTGTCGTTTGGAAAGGCAATGAAACCACCAAAATATATTATCTTGATCCTGCGTACGGAGGCGGCGACCGCTGTGTTGGTGGGGTACTCGAATTCGGGGACGATTCAGACGGTAACCAGATTATCCGCTGCTATGAGCCGGAAATTGTCCCGATTAATCTGCGGCTCGACATTGAGCCCGAAGAACAAATTGCCCGATACGTCAAACGCCGCCTGGACGACATTGGCATTAAGGCAGAAAACTCTTTTTATGACTCCTTTGGGCGAGGCACATTGGGTTTCTACTTCGTCCAAGTCTTCGGTGAAAAAACGCCGGTCCCGATAGATTCAGGCGCAATGCCGACAACCCGACCAGTGCGATTTGACTTGTTCATTGACGAACCGGACGGCAATCGACGCCTCAAACGCTGTGACGAGCATTACAGCAAGTTCATTTCCGAACTGTGGTTTTCGGTGTCAGAAGCCATTCAAAGTCAGCAGATTCGGGAGCTTCCCAAGTCCCAAATGCTGGAAGGTTGCGCTCGCATTTACAAAGTCGTGAGCGGAAACAGAATCGAAGTCGAACCAAAGGCCGATATGAAAGAGCGAATTGGGAAGTCACCGGACTTGTTTGACGCTCTGGCAATCGGTGTTGAAGGCGCTCGCCGCCTCGGGTTCAAAATCAAGCGCATTGGCGCTGACGTGATTGAGGAGGACGGCGACGAGGATTTCTTTGACACCGAGGCAAAGGAATGGAAAGAGGCTATTGACGGCCTGTTGCTCTCCCATGACGTATGAGTTGTTTTCGCCTTAAGAGCTACGAGCAATCACCACCCGGGTCATACCTCTACGAATTCAGTTTCAAAGGCCAAAAGCGCACGCTTGGACCGTTCCCGATCATTGACGACCTCGCCAAAGCTCTAAGTAACTTTCGCTCCGCCAACGGCTTTTCACGTTCAGGTCTTAAGGAGTGCCTTGTTGATGTTGATCGATTTCAATGCACTCGGCTTGGGAATATGAGTCAATTTTGCATTCCTTGTGATTCTTCCGAAACCGTGGTTGCAATGGCGGCCACCGCCCCGTTGATTGCCCCCGCGTGCAGAGGCTGCGGTGCTCCGGTAAACCAATGAATATTCTCGCTGAGATAGTTAATGACGCACGAGCTGTAATGCTGATGAAGGATTGGCTGGGGGAGGAAATGAAGCCGGTAACCCGAGAATCCGCTGAACAAAGAGCAAGCGTTTGCGAACCTTGCAAAAAGAACATTGAGCCCAAGTGGTGGGACAGATTTAAGCACGCCGTTGCTGACGTGATCCGTGATCAAATCGCAATCAAGAACAAGCTCGACTTGAAGCTTCCAAACGACGAGGCGCTTGGAATGTGCCAAGTCTGCGGCTGTGCGGCGATATTGAAACCTTGGGCACCGATTAAACATATCGAGGATCATACGCCAGCAGAAACGCTTGCCTTGTTCCCTGGAAATTGCTGGATACCTAAAGAGATAAAGGAAACCCATGTCTGATTTCTCAACGCCCGAGAAAGTCCTTTCCACTATTCGCCAAGGCGAGGAGGCTGAGACGTATCGAGCGGCTAACCGCGTCAAGATTCAGAACATGGCCAATGGCGCTCCACCTCTGGACGAGGAAACCGCCAAGAAGCTCAAGATACGTGTAAACGTGAACTGGCAAGGTTTGGCCGTCGCTCTAGCTGACGCCCGCCGCCAATACATGACGGCCTTTACCGGCAACGGGAATTTCTTCAAGGTGACCCTGCCGCTTGCCCCTGACGAGTTTCAAAGCGAATGGGGGGCTTTTATCACGCAACAGATTAATCGGATTCTCAACAAGTCCCTGGATTTCTTTGAGCTTCACCGCTCGAAATGGGCGGCGGTGGTGACGCACGGGATTGGTCCGGTGGCGTGGATGCGCAATGACAACTGGCTTCCTGATTTCGTGGCGATTGAGGATTTGCGAATTCCGACCGATACCAAGCTTAGTTTCAAGAACCTCGATTGGTGGGCGGTGCGGAAGTTTTACACCGTCTTCGAGTTGATTGACGAAATTGATAAGGAAAAGGACAAGACAGAGAAGAAATGGGACAAAAAGGCTGTCTCCAATATTCTCAAGAATTACAAGAATCTCAACAGCACCTTTGCGCCGAATAGTTATGATTGGGATACCAACTGGGAAAAACTGGCTGAACTGGTGAAGCAAGATGGCGGATATTATTCCAGTGACGCCATTCCCGCGATCCCGCTGTACCACTTTTATTTCAAGGATTTTGACGATAACGGCAACGAAGGGATTTTCATGGTGATCGTGCCTGAAACCGGCGTTGTGCGCGATTACGGCGAGGAAAAATTCCTGTGGAAATCAGATCGGCCTGTGGCCAAAAAGCGTGAGCACCTGCTGCATTGCCAATTTGGTGACATATCCAATAAAGCTCCGTTCCTGTACCATTCAGTGCGCTCGCTGGGATACCTGCTCTATGAGCCTTGCTTTTACGACAATCTCACCATGTCACGGCTGGTTGAGCATACACACGATAATCTCAACGTTTGGCTGCGTGTTACCGACCCTGTGGATAAGGCCCGCGCTCAAATGCAGGAGTTCAGCAATTACGGTGTGCTAAGGACAGGAGTTTCAATCGTGCCCCAATCTGAGCGCCACCAGATTAACGCTGACCTTACCGAAAGCGTTCTTGCTCAGTTGCGCCAGCGCAAGAACGACGCCAGCAGCACGTACACCCAATCGCTCGATACCGGCACGAAGAAAGAGCAAACGGCGTTTGAGACTTCGGTGAAGCTGCAACAGGTCAACGCCATGACCAGTGGACTCATTCTGACTGCTGGTAAATATGAGACGTATCTAGACGAGGAGATATGCCGAAGATTCTGCAACCGCGAGACTGACAACGAAGATATTAAGCTCTTTCAAAAGCGTTGCAAACAAGCGGGCATACCTGACCAATGGCTCGACGTGGATATGTGGGACGTTGAAGTTGTCATGCCTCTAGGCATGGGCAATCCGACGCTTGCCGAAGCCAAAGCCGATCAACTCATGCAAATTCGCGCAGCGTGCGACCCAACCGCGCAACAGGAAATCCTGCACGAAAAGATTTTGGTGACTACGAATGACCCGCGCAAAGCCGCTCGCTGGGCTCCGCTGGGCAAAGGACGAGGAATCACAGACGGCGCAAGGGATGCTCAAGCCATGTTCGGAACGCTCATGCAAGGCGTTCCAGTGCCAGAGCGAGAGGGATTGCCTGTTGGTGATCAGGTTGACGCGCTCATGCCGCTTTACGCTGGAAAGATCGACCAACTCACCAAGCGCGATAACATGGCGACACCCGAGGAAGCTCAAGGTTTGGCTGAGGTCAACGCGTACCTGACCAAGCTTGTAGAGCAAATGGCGCAAGACCCAGCGCAAAAGGCGAAGGTCAAAGAGTACATGGATTCGATTGGGAAGCTCTTTAACGAGGTCAAGGGCCTCGCGCAACGCGGCCAGCAACATGCTCAGGAACAGAATGGTAATGGCGGGTTGACGCCTGAGGTGCAGGCTAAGATTCACGCGATCATGGCGACTGCTGCCGCAAAGGTTAAGTCCACAGAAATTAAAGATCAGCAAAAGCAAGCACACAAAGAAAAGGGATTTGTGAAGGAGCAACGGCGCAAGGACGCCGACACGTTTGCCACAATCCAGCGTGACGCGGAAAAGGCCAAGGTCCAGAACAGGCTGAAATCGCTGAATAGCGGGGAATGAAAGAGCTATCCGATTGCACAGTTCTGGTTTCTGGCCATGGGCTCGAAATAAGTATTGCCAAATGCTTCGCTAAAAAATCAAAGCGTGTTTTATATTTTAGCCCGTACGAGGAAGGGTTTTCGACTATCCGAAAGGGCATAATCGGTGACGGGTTCGAAAACATTGAGCGTTGCAAAGACATTTGGCTGGCCAAGAGGGAAGTGGACCTTTGGGTGTTTCCAGACCTGCACCACGCAGGCGAACAGCTTGAGCTTGAGTCTCAAGGCTACTCGGTGTGGGGTTCCAGGCAAGCTGATTCGATTGAACTTAATCGTCAGAAGTTCTTGAGGCTGTTAAAAGAAACCGGACTCGACGTTCCTGAATACACCGTCATAACCGGACTCACCGCGCTTCGAGATTTCCTCAAGGACAAGGAGGACCTGTATATCAAGATTTCCGAGTGGCGAGGCGACGTTGAAACAACCCATTGGCGCAACTGGGGATTGGACCAAGGGACTTTGGATTGGTGGGCAATCAAGTTCGGACCTGACGTTAAGGAATACGTGCCGTTCATTGTGTTCAAGCCAATCGACACGGATTTGGAAATCGGCGGCGACACCTATTGCGTGGACGGGCAATTCCCAAAGACCATGCTCCACGGGATTGAATGGAAGGATAAGAGCTATTTCGCTTCTGTCACACCGACCGCCGAAATGCCCGAACAGATTCAAGCTGTCATGGCTGCATTCGGTCCAATTGTAGCGCCGTACCGTTATCGCAATCAAATGAGCATGGAGGTTCGGGTAAAAGACGATCAGTTTTACTACATTGATCCGACTCACCGGCTGGGCCTACCCTCGACTTCCTCCCAACTTGCTCTTTGGACGAACTTTCCTGAAATCGTTTATCACGGCGCTCACGGCGATTTGATTGAGCCTGAATATGACGACCTGTTCTCAATGGAATGCGTGCTGACGTTGAAAGGCGAAAAGAAATGCTGGGGCGTCACCGAATTGCCCAAGGAACTTGAGGAGCATGTGGACTTTGGCGGCTGTTGTTACGTTGACGGGCGATACAATTTTCCGCCTGACGATTCGCACGGAGAGGAAGTGGGCTGGCTTCGCGCAACCGGAAAGACTCCACGGGCAACCTTGGATCGTATGAAGGAACTGGTTAAAAGTCTTCCAGAAGGCTTAAACGCCAACGTTGAATCGCTGGCGGATATTCTTAAGGAGATTGAGAGCGAGGAAGAGCAGGGAATCAACTTCACGGACAAGGTTTTGCCAGAACCAGCGGAAGTCATTGAAGACTAAACTTCTTTCTTCTTCTGCATGTAGCTGAGCAAGAGCGCCATTCGGTCCTCGGTCTGCGGTGGGAACACGGCGATCTTCCTGCCTAAAATAAGCAAGTCATTCACGATATTCGAGAGCGCGGGCATTCCGGCCTTCTTGAGCTTCACCTGAGCGTTGTGGTAATTGATTCCAAGGTGTGCGGCCCGCAAGTCCCCGTGTCGCGTGATTATCGGATTACCCGTGCCGCAAAAGTTCATGGCGGCTTGAAAGAGCGCCTGTTGACCGACCTCTCCCGTGAAGTCGATCACCCCGCCCGTCTCAGCTTTTAGTTCGTAGGTTTCCAGAACAATATCGAGCGCCTTCTGATCGCGCTCTGTTAATCCAGCGTCAAGAATATTAAGCTGGACAACCAAATCAATCAACCCGTCGCATTGCTTTGAGGTAATTGGAAAAGTGAGGTCTGGCAATAATCTTAGTGCCATATTAGCTCCTCAGCTCCTTTACAGCACGCTCGTCCCATGACATGCCGTCGTCCTCGGTCTTCGTGGGCTGGCCTCCGGGTTTCTTGGCGTCCTTATTCGGCTGCGGATTGCGGTAGCCATCCAGTTCAGCTTTAGCTTCGCTCAACTGTTTGGTGAGCCGCTGGATCTTGAGCTGGTCAGGACCAAATGACGCAACGCGGTGTTTAATGTGCGCCTCCTTCAAAATGTATTGCTGGAAGGTCTGTGGTTTGGCGTCGAAAATGGCGTGGCCTTCCTTGCGCAAATCAGCCAACTCTTTTTCCTCGGGACCATCCTGATACTCGGGCACGGATTGGCCAATCTCCTCGAAAGCCTTGGCCTTTATGCTCTCCATGTGCTCGCGCTTAGTGACGGCGCTGGCTTGTTCCTGCTCTTGAAGGCTTTTCCAGTTCTCTCTTTCGCGCTCTAAGGCTCTGTTCTTGGCAAAGTCCAGCTTCTTCAATTCCCGAAGGTGATCGGTGACTATCGAAGACCCTGGACCGAACATTTTTTGTGCCTTCAGGAGTGCGGCTGATGGAGAAGTCTTGTACTCCTGCCACAATGGAACCATGTCACGCTTCCAATCAAAAACCGCATTCGGGATTGGATCTCCAGATTCATCGAATATTTGAAGACCTCTGGTGTCCTCAACAGCAAGAGCAACCTGCTGATCGAAAGGCTCGTCATACTTGGCTTTGAACTCGGGAGAGGCTTCCTGCTTGTAAGAGCGAAGCAGGGCTTTGTCCTTCTCCCAATCCTTCTCCATGGTCGTAAGCCGTTCGGTGAGCGTAGTAACGTCTTTGCCCTTGGCTTCTGCCACTGCGATCTTTTCGCGCAACGAAGTCATTTCCCTGGCGTCAGCCTCGCGCTCAGCCTTGAGCTTGTCGTATTCCTGACGAAGTTCCTTAGGCTCTTTGACTACGGGCTTAACCTTCTCGGCTGGAGTTGGAGTCGGGGTTGGCGCTTTATCGGCGGGCTTCTCAGGCGGCTTATCAGCAGGCTTGGGATTCAGGTCAGACCCCGCGTCCCTGAATTTCTTGTCGTAATCAGCGAAAACGTCGTCGGTGCTGCCCGCCTTTATGTCAGGCGCGGGCGGCGGCGTAGCTGCGGGTGGAGGTGTTGCAGCGGCGGGAGTCGGCTTGATTGCGGGCGCTGGTGGAGTGATTGCCGCTGGTTTGGCGGGAGGCGAAGCTACTTCAGGCATAACAATTACTTTTGGTTTGTACCTTCGACACCCCTAGCAAGGCGATCTCTGGTTCTTTTTTGAAGCCACATAAGGGCTTCCTCGAAATGAGTAAGCGCAATGGCATTTTCTCGGCAGGCATATGGTCCTGCTTGGAAAGAGCGCAATCTGTCGATCAGGATTGCAACTAGGGCCTCTTGACTCACGCCGTTCACGCCAGATTCTTTAATGGGACCGTTTTGAAAACTGACGCGCTGTAAGCGTTTTTCCTCGCCTATGAGATTAGGCGCGGCCTCAGCTATTGGGTTTAGGCTCATTGCGTATTCATGACACGCTCCGCCTTGTCCTGGTTCATCCAAAACGTCAATGGTGATAGCTTCGTTTAGGCCGTTGAGTTTATGATCTGTCAATGTTCTCATGTTATTTTGTTTTCTAAGCACCTTTGTCAAGGTGTTTTACGGTTTCGATTTGGTGAACGAGCCCGGGCTTGACTGTGGAAAGAATGTCGCCGGGAGAGGAATCGTCGGACGCCGGAAGACCTGCCAAGGCTCGCTCGAAATCCTTTGCGCCTTGAAGCTGTTCTTGTGTCGGGTTGTGCTCAAGGAATGCGGATCGTGCGAACAACAACACGGTATCCCAATTCTCGTGGTCCACGATAGCGGCGAACCACTTGCGCAATTCCTGGTTCTTGTGGAAAAGGTCTTTGGTCATACTAATTTTTGTTGTCTCGAATCTGCACCGTTTGGCACTTCATTTCGGTGGCGTGATCAAATTGCCGCTTGATCTGATTCAGGCAATTTACCACCGAGGCGCTGGCCGCTTGGTGGAAAAGCACGATATTGTTGCCCTTTGGTCCGGTTTCGATCCACTGCTCAACCTTT